GAGGCCGCGAAGGCGGGCGCGTCCGAGAGCCCGACGCCGACCAGGCGGGAGTCCCCGACGATGACGCGCGCCTTCCCGGGCGGTCGGAAGGTGATCGCCGGGACCAGGATGACGAGGACGACGGGATCCGGCGCGATGTTCGTCCCCGTCCCGCTGAGCGTCGGAGCGGGGATGACGAAGAGCACCGCGGTCGGCGCGAGGACGAGCTCGAGGACGTGCGCGATCGACGGCGCCGCGAGGAGCATCGGGATCGTGACCGGGTCCGGCCGGTACTCGACCCCGACGAGCGGAGCGGGAACGGTCAGCGGGACCGCTACGGGCCCCGGGGAGTGCCCGAGGGAGAGGCTGAGCGCCGGAGCGGGTACCGATAGCGGTATGGCGACCGTCGCCGGGCTGAGGCCGAGCGTGAGCGTCAGGGACGGAGCCGCGGTGACGATCGGCAGCGTGACCGGATCCGGCGCGAGCGTCTGCGTGACTGCAACGCTGACGGCCGGGACCGTGAGCGGAAGGGTGACCGGGTCAGGCGAGAGCGCGAGGCTGAGCGCGATCGTCGGCGCGGGGACCGCGAGCGGAACGGGGACGGGATCGGGCGCGATCGCCGTCGGCGCGTTGAAGGTCGGGATCCATTGACGCCGGATCGCCTTGTACTGCCGCCACGTCATGAGAGCCACCCGTCAAGGCGGCCCCAGGGATCCCGATCGCGGAGGCGGTTCTGGCGAGGCGGCCGATCAGGCGGCATCGAGCTCTCGAAGGTGAGATTGACGCTCGACTCGAGCCACGGTCGGAGCGTCGTCGTCGTATCGGTCTCGTTGATCCCGAGGTCGCCCGTCTGCCCGGTGATCCCCCACCGCATCGTCCCGCTGATCGAGGCCCCGCCGGAGTCGTCCGACCCGAATTCGGCGACCAGGCGATCGCCCGCGACCGTCGTGTAGCCCGCGCCGACCGCGGTCGCGTTGAGGAAGGTCAGGTTCCGGAGCGACGTATTCCACTCGGCGACCGAGGTCGCGTTGCCGAGCGCGATCAAGGTCGCCTGAAGCGTCGTCCCGTTGCGGGAGTAGACGGCGACGCGCCGCACGCGGTTGATGATGTTGTCGTTGACGGCCGACTCGAGGCCCATCGCCTGAGCCGTGAAGGTCGAGACGCCGTTCGTCCAGACGATCCCGGCGACCATCGGGAGGCTGATGTACTGACGGTGACAGGTGGTGTTGCCCGGCGTCGTCGTCGCGACGGCGGACCCGGTCGCGAGCGCGTCGACGTACTGCCGGTACTCGACCCCGTTCGGCGACGGGACCATGATCCGACGGAGCGCCGAGCCCGACTCCTGCCAGCCGGTGAAGGCCGGCGTGATCGCCGCGTCAGGCCCGATGGCGGCCGCTAGATAGAGTCGAGTCGCCACACCCCGACTAGAGCTCCTCGACCCATACGGTTCCGCTCATCGTCGCGTCGTCGGCGAGCGCGGTCAGGAGGCGGAGGCAGAGGAGGTCCGCGCCTTGCGTGCGCGGCATCACCTTCTCGCCTGGATACCATCGCTCCCCGCCCGTCCGGATATTGAAGGTCCCGACGTCGAGGTTGACCGCGGTGCCCGCCGAGGCCGGGGTCGAGCTCACGGTCTCCGCGACGAAGCCCGCGGCGGCGTCATTCCCGTCGATCGGACGAGGGGTGGCCGCGGTCCCGTTGCCGGTCGTCGTGTTCCCCCTGACCCAGGCGTAGGCGACCATCTCCTCCTGAGCGTCGCCGACCTCCGACTTATTGTCGAGGTGCCAGCCGAGGACGCGGATCGGCTTCTCCGCCGCGGCGTCGAGCTCGAAGAAGTCGTAGTCGCCCGACGCCGCGGCGATCGTCTGCTGATCGAAGCTGACGGTATAGACCCGGCCCATGAGGACCCTCCCGAGCTAGGTCGCCTGAAGGATCCCCTCGGCGTTGACGGTCACGTTGACGGCGCCACCGTTCCCGGCGAACGGGAAGCCGCCCGAGTCGATGTAGGCGATGGGGATATCGTTCGCCGCGGTCCCGTCGACGTGACGGTAGAGGACCATCCCGACGGCCTGCCTGGTCCCGGCCCCGAGGGTCGCCCAGGAGAAGTCCGCGACGTCGAATTCCGCCCGGTTATTCGCGTCGTCGCGGGTGACGGTCTCGGCCGTGCACGTGATCCGCGCGTACGTCGCGCCGTCGTACTCGTCGAGGGTGCCGATCCCTGAGAGCGTCAAGGCGTCCTGATCGGTATCGGCGGTCGTGTTCGACATGACGAGGATGATCCTCGCGTCGATCGTGTCGAAGTCGAGGTCCGCCTTGAGGACCTTCTCCTTCGCGCCGGTGTAGACGAAGCTCACGGTCGCGCCTCCTGCGGTATACCTGACCCGTTCCCGTTGCCGCCCGCGGGAGCGGGCTCGACGGGTACGGTAGCACCTAGCGCACCGGGGAGCGAGCCCTCTTCGGGCGGGACCGGCGGGACGGGAGGCTCGGGCTCCTCGGGCTCCTCCTCGGCCCGCCCCGTCGCCTCGGGGTCGTCCTCCCTGATCGCGACCAGGGTCGCGTTCCGGATATAGACGTCGTGGAGCTCGTCATCCACCGGGAGCCCGACGCCGCGGCGGAAGTCGGCGAGGGTGATGATCCCCTTCGCGGCGGCCTCGCCGAAGCGGGCCCAGACCTTGTCCTCGTCCTCCTGAAGGACCCTGACGTCGGAGATATCGAAGTCGACGTGCCGGTCCTCGGGATCGGCGAAGTCGGGGAGCAGCTGAATCTCGAGGTCCGCGCCGAGGAGCCGCTGCGTCGGGATGATGTTCTCCTCATACCCGGCCTCGCGCGCCTCGGAGTAGTTAGCGAAGGTCGAGCGGTCGAGCCCGGCCCCGAGCCCGGCGACGATCGCGGGCACACCGAGGACGGCGGAGACCCGCTCCTCGGGGACGCGCCGGAGGTTCTTCAAGTCCATCTGCTGCGGGCTGAACGAGAGGACCGAGACCGAGACCTTCGCCCCGACGACCAGGGGATCGCCTCGCCGATCGCCGCCGAATTGCTGCATGAACTGCGCCTTGATCGCCTGCGCGTCCTCCTCCTCGAGGTCGACGTCGTCGGCGCCCGGGCTGATCACGATGCCGGGGACGCCGAGGTTGCGGAGGATCGTCGCGGTGTAGCTCGCGGCCTCCTCGTCGGTGAAGATCTCCCGGATGACCGACGCGACCGGCGACTTCCCGAGCCTGATGTTGTCGGGGTCGAAGCCGAAGCGGAAGTGCACGACGTCCTCGGGCTCGAGCTTGACCTCGACGTCCGTCGCCGGCTTGTAGAGGTAGTGACTGATGTACTCGGTCCCGTCCTCCGGCCACTTCGGCGCGATCAGCGTCGAGGGGATCCACCAGAGCGCGATGACCCGCCCGCCCGTCTCGGTCTCGCGGACCTTGAGCCAGTACCCGTTGCCGCTGATCCAGTAGTCGGCGAGCGTCGCCATCCAGAGGAGGATCCCCGAGTAGAACCGATTCGGGCTCCGGAGGAGGCGGAGGAAGGCCTTCGCGCCCTCGTCGTCGTCGACCTCGAGCTCCCCGTCGTCGTCCTCGATCCTGACCCGGACCGGCGCCTCCGGGAAGTTGCGGGCGATCCAGCCGACGGCCGCCTGAACGATCGAGGAGCCCGAGCCGTCGCCGACCAGGCGAGCGTCTCGATCGCGCCGCCGCCCGAGCGCGTAGCCCCACGGGTCCGATGACCGGACAGCGAAGCGCATCGCGGCCGCCTTGAAGCGGAGACCGAGACGCGAGAGGAAGCTCATGCCGACCCTCCGAGAGCTCTCAGGCGACGACGATAGCTCGCGACGACCTCGAACGCACCTACGGTAGCATCGACCTGGTCGTCGTGGACGCCCTTCGACGGGAAGGCGTGGAGCTCCTCGACGAAGGCCGCGTTCCACGGGCCCCGGACGAGGTAGACGTTCTCCGCGTCCCATTGAGCGGCGAGCGCCCGGGCTCGGACCTCCTTCGCGCCGGTCGCCGGCTCGCCCTTGACGTCGAAGCCGAGGAGGACGCGCCGGACGAAGTGACTGACGTTCGCCTTGCCGGCCGATCCGGGCTCCTTCTCGAGCCTGATCACGGTCGCGATCCCGTCCCGCTCCGCTGTCTCGCGGACGACCTTCTCGACGACGGCCGGCGACCAGCGCCCGCGGACGATATCGGCGACGACGATCGAGGCGTCAGGACGCCGGCCGACCAGGCTCCCGACGGTGTAGTCCGGATCCCCGCCGTCCTCGGCCTCGGTCGCCGCGAAGTCCCAGAAGCGCGCCCACTTCGGGACGTCGGAGGGTCGAGCCTCGAGGAAACGCGCCTTCCCGACCCCGAAGAGCTTCCCGAGCTCCGTCGCGTCCCAATCCCCGTCGGCGAGCCGAGCGGCCTCGAGGGGATCGAGCCGGCGGAGGTTATCCATGTAGGCCTCGCGGTCGAGGTGCGGGTTATCCGAGAGGCGGGCAGGGACGAAGACGCGGACCTGATGCGAGTCCGGATCGCGCGGGACGATCGTCGACTCGACCCCGGTCAGCGGGTCGGCGACGACCTTCGGGAGGAAGCGGTCCTTGACCCACGCATGACCGACGTCGCCCGGGTTCGAGGCGCCGCGCATCCGGAGCGGGACCCTCGAGAGCGGGCCCGTCGACGGGCGCCGCATCCTCGAGAAGAGGTAGCGGTAGCTCGCCTCGTCAAACTGCGTGAGCTCGTCGAAGCCGACGAACTGGAATTCCGCCGACTTGTAGCGGTACTTATCGAGCGCCGAGGCGAGGTAGCCGAAGCTGACCGTCGCCCCGCTCGGGAACGTCCACGTATGCGAGCGATCGTTGAAGCGCGCCTCGGTCCCGCCGAGCCAGTCGTGAGAGCGCGGGAGGAGCCCGCCGGGGAGCTCGAGGTCGGTGTAGGTCCGCCGGAAGAGGATCGCCGCGTAGCCCGGGACGTCGACGTACTGAAGCGCCGCCATGAGGAGCGCGTCCGACTTCCCGCCGCCGGCCGCGCCGCCGTAGAAGACCTCGAGGAGGTCGTCGAGGAGGAGGAAGGCCGCCTGTCGGACGTTCGCCTTCCCGGGCTCGAGCGGGTCATGCGGGACGAAGGGCCCCGGGACGCCGCGGATCCGGACGCTACGAAGCGCCCTCGTCGCCTGGTCCGGCGTCAGGCGGAGCGCCCGCGCCCTCAACGATCCCGAGGAGCTCGGCGAGACGAGCCGCGGCGTCGGGCTCGACGGTGACGTTGACTCGGCGATCAGGGACCGGCGGATCGCCATCAGCGGGCCCCGCCTGATGGACCGTGTCGCGGCGTCGCCATCGCTCCGACCGCGATCGCTCGAGGTACCAGGCTTCGGCTTGCCACGTCTTCGGGTCCTCCCCGGCCTTCCGGATATGCGCGATCGCGACGGCCTCGGCCTCGGCGAACGCTCGATCTAGTGCGTCTCGAAAGTCCCGGTACCGCTTCTCCGCGCGGACCATCCGTCCGTCGATCCAGCGGTCCTCGCCCCGCTGCATCCACCGATAGTACGTCGCCCGTCCGACCCCGGTCGCGATCGCGGCGACCTCAGGCGGAACGCCGGCCCGGACGCGGTCGACGATGACCTCCCAGCGAACGCGCGGCGAGCTCCCGCCCTTCCCGTCCGGGAGGAGGATGACGTCGTCGATCTTCGTCGGGCGCCCCATCAGCCGGGCTCCGCCTCCTTCGCCCGCGCCTCGCCCTGGTCGAGCCAGTACGCCTTGACCTCCTGATAGTGCTCCTCGCAGACCATGAGACCGGCGTCCGGGCGCCCGAGCGCCCTCGAGTCGACGTGACGGGTCGCCGGCTTCGGGCATCGGTTCTCCGGCCCGCGGTAGGTGCATTGACCGTGCGGGATGACGTCGGTCATGAGGCCTTCTCCTTCAGGCGCGCGAGGTGCCAGCCGAGCGCCGGAAGGCCCTCGGAATGCTCCGCGCAGTAGCGCCAGGCGTGACGGAACGGCTCCGCCGCGTCGACCGGCGTCGCGACGTACTCCGCGGGCTCCGGGCACTCCCGCCACTCGCAGAGGCCGAGCTCGCGCTTCTTCCGCTGCGCGTCGGTGATCATCGGCCGACCAGGATCGCGGCGAGGATGATCAGGCCCGAGAGCGCGCCCACGACCATCCACGCCCTCGGGCCGAGGAGAAGGGTACGCCCGGAGCGGACCGGGTCAGGCCAGCCGTAGGTCGAGACGCGCCGCTGGCGGGCCCGGCGCGCGGCCTCAGGCGGTCGAGGCATTGAAGTCCCCACCGATCAGCCGGAGGAGCTCCGCGACCGAGGCCGGGAGGTCGATGACGATATTCCGCTCGGTCGCCCGCGTGATCAGGTGCGCCGCGTACTCGGCCTCCGCCTTCAGCGCGAAGTGCGCGAACCGCTCGAGGCAGCCCCAGCAGAGGCGGACCTCGTCGACCTCGGACGCCGAGAGCCGGCGCGGCGCGACCATCGGGACGCCGCCGAGGCTCGCGCCCTCGAG